AATTGTTGTGGTGCAAGTAACTGGTTAGATACTGGTTTATGTGAACAATGTAAAGAACACGCTGAATTTTCAGAATGTGAAGAATAACTTAAATAAAAACAAATAAACAAATGGACAAATTAAGAAAAATTCAAACCGAATTAAAAGCACCAAAGAATCAAAGAAATAATTTTGGTAAATACAATTACAGAAGTTGTGAAGACATTTTAGAAGCAGTTAAACCGCTTTTAGATAAATACGAATGCACTTTAACAGTATCAGACGAAATAAAACAATTAGGAGATATTATATTTGTAGAATCAATTGCAATTATATCTGATGGAGAAAACCAAGTACATACTAAAGCACAAGCTGGAATAGACCCAAACCGTAAAGGTATGGACATTGCACAAAGTTTTGGTAGTAGTAGTTCGTATTCAAGAAAGTATTGTTTAAATGGATTATTTTTAATTGACGATACTAAAGATGCTGATAGTACAAACACTCACGGTAAAGCACCAAAAGCAACTGCAACAACTTCTGATAAAGAGTGGCTAAATAAAGGTACTGCAGAATTTACAAAAGTACAAGCATATTTAAAAGGCGGTGGTACACTTGCAAACGTAGAAAAGAAATACAAAGTTTCAAAAGAAACAAAGGAATTATTAACTAAATAAATTAAAATCAATTAAAATTATGAGCAACAAAAGTTATTTATTAGGAGACGTAGAATTACAGTTAGAAGAAATCAAACAGTTATCACAATACTTTGAAAGTATTTTAACTTACAATTCACAAAAGGAGTTAGTGCCAAAGAAAGATGAAAACGGAAAAGAGTTAAAGAAACTTAAATTAAACTTTTCAATCTTTGAAGAGGGTAACTACGGTAAAAATGTATCTTTTACAATTCCACAAAGCAAAGAGCAAAGAGAAAACAAAGAAAAGAAAAGGTACGTTGCAAATGGTAAAATTTACTACGCATCAGATGACTTACAAGGATTTGTTCAAAAGTCAGAAGCTAAAGCAGAAGTTCAAGAAGAAGAAACAGTAGATTTACCATTTTAATTAATTAATTCAAAGGGGTGTTAATAGCATCCCTTTTTTTATTCTATGTGGATATATAAAGACCAAATTATAAAAGAAAGAACTGATTTACCAGAAGATGCAATAGGCTTCGTTTACAAGATACTNAACAAGAAAACAAACAAATACTATATAGGTAAAAAGATATTGCTTAATAAGCGTACTAAACCACCATTAAAAGGATATAAGCGTAAAAGAGTTGAATGGATAGAAAGTAATTGGTTAAAATATACTGGAAGTAATGCAGAAACAAAAAAATGGTTAGTTGAAGATTGTGAAAGGAAAATAATGTACATTTGTTATAATCGAACAATGATGACTTATTACGAAACCGCATTACAATTTCAAGAAAAGGTTTTAGAAAGTGATAAATTTCTAAACGATAATATTTTAGGTAAGTTTTTTAAAACAAGAATAATCAAATACAAAGAAGATGAATCAAACAAGCATACAAGATGACAGTAAAGAAGTAAAAAGAATGGAGATGCAACTTTTGTATGACGATGCTTACGTTGACATATCAGAAGAAGTAAAATATCCACCAGTTGCAATCAGTTGCGGTTCTTATATAGAAAATAATACAGATGGTACAAGTTCAGAATATCCAATACCTTTAGGAACTTATGGGAACTTCAGTTTTGTACAAGCACCACCAAAAGTTGGTAAATCATTTTTCACAAGTTTACTAACCTCTGCTTATTTAAATAACGGAAACAAATTTACTGGTAAAATAAAAGGACATAGAAAAGGCAGAAACGTAATTCACTTTGATACTGAACAAGGAAGATTTCACGCTCAAAAGGTTTTTAGAAGACCAATAATAATGAACGGTTTAGAAGCTGATGACAAGTATTATACTTATGCTTTAAGGAATATGAGTCCAGCAGATAGAATTGATTTTATTGATTACGTTTTAAGTGATGTTTTAGATGGAAAGAATATAGGTTTAATTTGCATTGATGGAATTGCTGATCTGGTCGCTGATGTAAATAATCTTGAACAATGTTCTATGGCAGTTCAAAAATTAATGTCTTGGACTGATGAATATAAATGCCACATTGTAACGGTTATACATTCAAATTACGGAAGTGATAAGCCAACTGGACATTTAGGAAGTTTTTTAGAAAAGAAAGCAGAACTACAAATTAAGTTAGAAGCTAATCACGTAAACAAAGGTTGGGTTTCAGTTGAATGTAAAAGAAGTAGAAATAGAGGGTTTGAACCTTTTAGCTTTTTAATAAACGAAAATGGTTTACCAGAATTTGTTGATAATTCATATGAATTTTAATTAATATATTTTTAGTATATTAGCACATATGCAAAACTGGAAAGAAAAGGATTTATTCGAGTGGTTAAGTAACAACCATTACAAAACATTAGTAAACAGTAAAAATCCAATTTCAAGATGGGATTGCTATGATATTGAAACTCAAAGTAGAATAGAGTTAAAATGTAGACGGAAACATTANNNNACTTTAATATTAGAAAAGAGCAAATACGATGCTATGCTATTAGAATCAAATAAGAATTTAGATATACCAATTTACATTAATAGCACACCAGAGGGCGTATATTTATTTAACTTAAACGAAATAGATATAAAGTGGTTTACGAAATCATTACCAGCAACAACGGAATTTAAAAAACGTATTTGGGTAAAGAAAGAAATAACAGAATTAGAAGTAATAAAAGCAATTAAATTAAAATAAAAACAATGGAATCAATCACATTATTAAACAAGGAAGTATTTAACAAAGAAGAAATATTAGTTAAAATGATGGATGACACATTCTACTATGGTTATCTTGGTAAACACGCTTTATCTTCATCAACTTGCAAAAGTCTTTTAGAATCTCCAGAAGCATACGTTGCAATGTTAAATAAACCACCAAAGGAGAAAGAACCACAACCGTTTAGAGATGGTAGATTAATTCACTTGTTAAGTTTAGAACCACATAGAATAGACGAATTAACAATTATAGAAAGCACCAAAGGAAGTAAGGCTTATAAATTAGCAGTTGAAGAACAATTACCACAAACAGTTTACACTTTAGCAGAATTAAATAGATGTAAGGCAGTAGCAGAAGCGGTGNTAAACAATAAAGACTTTAGTAGATTAGTTAAACAAGCAGAATTTGAAGTGCCAGAAATAGGCTATTATAACAATTTACCATTTAGAGGGAAAGCAGATATACTTTTACAAGGTATTGTTGTAGATTTAAAAACTACAAGTGATATTAGTAAGTTTTCAGAATCTGCTTTGCTTTACAATTATGATTTACAAGCAGCACTATATTTAGAATTGTTTGGAGCGTTTGAATTTAATTATGTTGTCGTAGATAAGCAAACAAAGGAAGTGGAATTTGTTACATTATCAGATGACTTTATTGCTGGTGGTTATGAGAAATTAAAAATAGCAACTGACAATTACAAAAAGTATATTGATAATAAAGAATATTATGATAATAATTTAGAACTTTAAAGTTATGGAAGATAGACAATGCAATCAATTAAATTCAGTTGCTTACAATAGTTGTATAGATAGTTACTATCAAACAAAAGATAAGAATGATGTGTACGAATATTGGCTTTATTTATTAGAAGCTAAAAGAATGTGTGAAGCAAATGGAGTTGAAAAAGCATTAGAACTAATAACATTACTTGAAGATTTAAATATAGATGGCAAAGGTAAAGAAGAAGATAACNATTAAAAANTGCAATTACGAAGCAATGCTTTATTGTTTTAGAAAAGATTTTANNATTTACCCAAAGGTTTCTGGTTCTAAATTTAAAGTGTTTTATACTTTAGGTGGTAACGGACAGTTTTATATGAAAGGCAAAGAATTTAGTGCAGAAGAATCNTACCAAGCAATTTGGGATTTATACACAAAGATTTACGAATACGATAAACAAAAACAAAATGAATCAATTACAAACAATTAACTTTATAAATAATACATCTAAAACTAAACTAATAGAACATAAAGATGAATTTAATTCTTATGATGCTTTTGATGAAAATTATATTGTTGAGATTAAAAACAGACGAGCAAACCACAAAGACCCATTTCTCGAGGTTAACAAAACTGTTATTAATATAAGTAAAGCAAAAGAACTAAAAAAAGATTATCTTTACGTTCAAGCAGATGGTACTGGAGTTTATGTATTTAATATAAGTAAATTGAATTTAGATAAAATACCAAAAAGATTTTACAATGTACCAGCAACAACNGACTTNAAAAANAAAGAAAGAGTAGACAAAGAATTTTGGGTTCTTAAAAAACAATACGCTAAAAAAATATAAAAGATGAACAGTTTAGAAAAACATTTAGAAAAAGAATTAGAATTAGAAATAGAAAAGAAATTAAAAAAGGAAAAAGAAATGAGTGGTTTAGAAAAATTATTAGAAATAACAAAAACATTTAATAAGGAGTTAGAACTTGAAGAACAAAAAGACGATAGAAAAGGTATGCCAGTTTATTCTGGTGTTCTTACTTATTTTCCAGATGCTTTAAAAGAAGTTGCTAAATGTAGTTTAGCTGGACAAAAGCAACACAATCAAGGAGATAAATTATACTGGGATAAGAATAAAAGTTTTGATAATGAAGATGCTTTAGTTAGACATTTAATAGACCATTCAAAGAATCCAGTTGATGAAGATGGAGTGTTGCATTTAGCAAAAGTTGCTTGGAGAGCATTGGCTTCTTTACAAATATATTTAGAGAATAGGTAATAAAAACGTTTAATAATATTTATAAGGGTGGCAAATAGCTATCCTTTTTTTTGTCTAAATGTTAAAGAAATGTTAAAGTTTGTTAAAAGATAGTTCATAAACTAAAAAGATGTTGTATATTTGGTGTATAATTAAAAACAAACATTATGAAATTTACTGCAAGTTACAATAGAGAAACAGAAAAAGCAATACAAATATCTTTTGATTGGGGTATGAAATACTATGATAATTTATGGTTACCAAAATCTCAATTAAAATTTGAGGAAAAAAATAATCAAGGTAATTGTATTGTTGATATTCCTATGTGGTTATTGAAAAAGTCAACTCCATCACACGTTTATAGTGGTATATCTGCTGCAAATGCAGTTGCTAATTTTATTACAAGAACTGGTGGCGATATTTATTGTAACGCTTAAAAATAAATTAATAATAACAAAAGGGGTGTAAAAACCCCATTTAAAACAAACAATAAGTCCCGAGGCATCGTTCGGGAGTACAAAGTTAAAGCCCGTCAAACCAAGGCGAAAAAAACTACCTTATTGTTTTTAAAAACAAACAAGATGAAAAAAAGTAAAGAAGACCAAGTGTTATCAAACCAAGTACATTTAGTAATAATGTCAATTATAGTAATAATATTAATCACAATAAACATTTAATATGAGAAAAATAATAGAATATTTCGCAGAGTTTATGGTCTATTTAGTTATGACTATGTTAGTATGTTA